CATAATAATTCCTTTAACGAATGTAATCTAAGTAGCTACTGCCGCCTGTTGTATTTCTAGCGGCAGCGGCTGCTTTTTCTGCTTCTGTTTGAGGCTCAACATATTCTGTTGTAATGCCACCACGCGGTAAGCCAGTGATAAACGCACCAAAGTTTTGCAGCGTTTGATAAGGCAACTGTGCTGTGTAGTCGTAACGAGCTTTATCAGCCGCTTGTTGAGTAGCCGTGTAACCCTCACCAACTTGACCAGCAGCAAGCAACCTATCAATATCAGCGTAGTCAGCAGCAGCAAGGCCAGGAGCCATACCAGCAGCTTGCATACGTGTAGCTACATCGGCTTGACTTGCACCTTGAGCGCCAGCTAGTGCAGCCATTTGGTTAGCGTAGTCACTCTGGTAAACATTCTGACCTGCTTGAGCCGCAGCCATACGATTAGCAAGATCAGAGCCGTAAACACCTTGAGCCGCTTGAGTAGCCGCCATTTGATTAGCGTAGGCTTGCTGTGCAGCAGTGCCAAGACCTTGAGCGCCTGTGAGTTGATTGACAAAACCTTGTTGCGATAGGCCTCCAAGAGATTGCAATGCTTGTTCTTGCAGACCACGCTCTTGTTGGTAGTTTTGCAAATATGCTTGTTGATTCTGTTCAGCCAAAGCCCTAGCCGCAGCATCACTCATCTTACTCGCTAATTGTTGCTCTGCACCAGAGCCATAACGACCAGCCATCGATGTCTTGCTTTGCAGCCCACGTATACCTTCTTGGAGAGATTCAGTAGACAAACGATTAGCCTGGCTTAATGCACCCTGAAGATATGGACTACCACCTAGATATGCGCCTTGTGATGTTGCGCGAGTACCAGCCAATGCCTCATTTTGCATTGCACCGCCACGCATTCCCTCATAAAAGGATTGATTAGGATCAACGTAAGCGTTTTGAGCCAAGTTAGAGAATTGCTGTTGATATGGACTAGCAGACTGACCAATCTTATCAAATACAGAGCCATAGCCACTTGTTTGACCTGCTCTGCCAGCATATTGTGATTCGTAAGGGCTTACCTGATTCATCATACCTGCAATGGTATTTTGAGCGCCACCTACAATTTGATTACCAGCAGCAGCACGATTCTGAGCTAACTGCAAAGCTATCTGAGTGTTTGTGCTTGGCTTAACGTAAGTTTCCCCGCTGTAATAAGCAGGGCCACCCTCTTTACGCAGTCTATCGGCCTCACTAAGCGCTGTATCCACATAGGGGCGCAGCGTAGGATCAAGTCTTGTCTCAGTCGGAGTAAATTCACTACCAGCAGATGGGCCACCCATAATTAAACCTCACTTATCCATAGTCTAGGGCTAAATCCAAGACTCTTAGCCCTCTTAATCCAGCCTTTTCGATGGCTAGAAAATGTTATATATTTTGCGCCACCTTGACGTGCTACCTCTTTTATGTATTTTAATCCATTTTCAAGGTTATCATGTCTATTTTCTAACGACCAACCAGCCCAAACGTGCAATTTATTACCGTCAGGCTGCAATACCCAATACCCTATAACTCTACTGTTATCAATCAATGCCCAAAGCATCGATCTACCGTTATAGCAATCTACATATACATCTTCAACAATCCAATCTTCAGGGCTTTTCCTCTTAACATTCTCTAGTCCTGGTCTAACGGAAGGCCACCACGACCTTAACTCTTGCGGAGTGATATATTTAGTTTCCATTAGCCAACAATAATGTAGCCATAAGTTTTATCTGCCGTGTTGTTAGAAAAGTGCGATATTGTAGCTTGCCCTGGTTGTCTGCTAGAAACATATATATCAGATGCTGCTTTATTAGAAACATAACTTACTGTAGTAATAACACTAGGAACAGACGGTCTAGTCGGGCTTGTACCAGCAGCAAACGCCTGAATATTTACGCCAGTATCAGAAACTCGCCACATCATTTGTATGTAGTCATTAGCTGCTAGTTCAATAAAGTAATTCAATGCACCAATAAAATGACTAGGATCGCCTGAACTTTTCCTTGCTGATATACCAAATCTACTATTAGAAGCTGTTATATCTGTTCCATTCTTCCTAAACCACACATCTATATCTTGGCTACTATTCGTCGTATTATTAAGCTGAATAGAAAATTGCAAGTTGTAAACACCAGCATTTCTAACATTTATCCTAGAACTATTTGATACATATACGCCATTGGAGTAGTCAGTCGTGTCTAATGTAATAACATATGCAGTAGTAGTGTTAGCAACAGTTTGGTTTGTCGAGTCCTGAAACGCTCCATATGGCATCGAATCAGCGTAAGCAGCAGCAGATACAGGCACAAAGAAAATAAGGCTGTCGTAGCCTATACGCTCATTGGATAGTGTTGTTGTAGTGACATTTCCTGTAGCAAGTGTAATAGTTCCAGTATTATTGGTCTTTCCATCCATAACACCACGCACTATCTCTGCGACAGCTCGCTGATCTCCACCAAACGGAGGAAGCGTCCTAAACTGTGTCATCTGCCACCTTGTTTAGTAATATCAACATCTACACCAACACAAGTAGACCATGAGCCAGACGGAATAGTCTGCACTCTCATGTATCTACCAGCAGATCGTAATGACGCTCTACCCTCTGTATCAGCCGCTACAGGCGTAGTATAGCTAATAGCGTCAGATAAATTAGCTCTAGCTGAAACAGCCACAGAAGCCGATCCACCGTCTACCAATGGCCTAGCAAGAGTAATCACAGACCTGCCAATGTCAATATCGCCAGTGACGATAGACGCTGTTTTATTAGCACCACCAAAGGTAATGATCTTCTGGCCTGATACACCTGCAAACAAAGGATCACCACCAGCCCATTGACGAGCATCTAGTGAGACCGTCAGCGCATCAATACTGGTACTGTACAAGTCCAATCCTTCAAGCGTTACCGATGGCGTAATAGCGACAGCCACAGCAGATGCAGTAGTCTCAACGTAAGACCATTTACCTGTATCAATGCTATAGATCAAGATTAATTGACTAGCGAATACATTAGTAAAACACCAAGCAACAAGACGCTTAACAGGATCAATAGCAGATGACATTACACCAAAACTATTAGGATCAGCGTTATCAAAGAACCATTTATCTACCTTACCAGCACTAATAGATTTAACAGTCTGACCGTCAGATACATAAAACCCATCATTAGATAAAAAGTAAGTTAAGCCATTGTATTGAGAGATACTGCCATTGGATAAGCAGCCAATACCGCGAGAGATAGCATCAAACTGGAAGAACAACGGACTACCAATATAAGTCATGCGGTAGATAGCTTTTTCAAGCAAAACCAAGCCATACTCACCGCCAGCCAAGCCAACAATATCACCACCGTCAGCAATTACTTGGCTATCTGATTGACTTGTAGCACTAGGTGTCCAGTTAGTCTCATCATTAATATCAGACCAGTAAACCTTGTTTTCAGAGCCAGTTTCATTTGCAGCAACTACAAAGTCTCGCACTACAGTAATGTACTTAGCCGTAGGCGCAGCAGCAGCCACATTAGCAAAGTTATTAGCCGTATTTAGATCAACTGCTTGTATTTTGCTAACACCATTAGCCAGCAACATTACATCACCAAACTGAGCAGCATCCCAATACTCAATGCCAATGTAGCCAGTGGTGGTCATTGCAGCTAATGCGCGAGTAGAGTTATTGTATTTAAAGACCTGTGTAGCGCCAGCAGCAAATAGCGTAGATGTTTGTGCATACTTGCCAGCAAAGGCTGTCAGCAGTGTTTGACCTGCGCTACCACTCAAGTCTGCCTCTGCTTGCATTGGCTCATAGCCATTAGTCACAGGTATACAGTTCTTAGCTTCTGTAAGCGCACCAGTAACCCCAGGTTGATCTGGCAACCATTCAGCAAATACAATTTTAGTCTGAGCCATTTAGATTATTGTCCATGTATTTGTTGATGGAGATACATCTGACCATTCCTCACCAATAATTGCACCAACCACAGTGACAGTAGCCGTAGAGTTTATTGCAGCAGCGCCAGAGTAAGTTGCTTTTGCATCGCAGGATACAGTAGCAAGCGCATTAATAGCAGCAGTAGCACCAACAATAGCGCTACCATTTGCTGATACCGTAGTAGTGCAAACAATAACACCCGCGCCAGTAAATATACCGCTACCTTGTGCAGTTATTGTCGCAGTACCAGTAATCGCAGCTTCACCACTATATGTAGTAGGCCCTGGGCTTGATATTGCAGCAGTAGATAGCGCGTAAAATCCAAGCATTATTATTCCTTAAATCTTTAACATTTTCTTAATCTGCGTAGCTATTTCATCTGCGTGATGGCTAGGAAAGCATGAATCAAATTTACCAGTAATTCGTATATCGCAATCTGTGGGAGGAACAAACAGTTTATTAGTATCCTCAAACCTTCCTTCTTTAATACGGTCTACCCATATCGTGAAGTCAGCACCAAATGCAACTCTTGTTTCAGGCGTAGGACACACAAAGTCTGCAAGAACTACCGACCCCCACCTACTTGCTATGTCGCATAATATACCCATACGCCTAGCTTGCTCTATCCTATCTTCAACACTAAAACCTAAATCTTTATTAATCTCTTTACGAATCTCATCAGCATTAAAGTGAACACATTGTAATTCCCTTGCTAATGCTTCTGCTAATGTAGTCTTACCAGAACCAGGCAATCCACAAATAAGTACCTTCATTGCTTAAATTTAATTGTCATTAACTTCGCTGGCTCATTTTTTCTCCAGAATTCTTTGCCAGAATATTTATCCCAAACTGACTTAGGTAAGATTGATGGTCTCTGCTGCCAAGTTACTTCCTTCCTGATCGTATGCAGACTTTTCATGTTCAAGGCTTTGTCATACACCTCGTTCTCATACTCTACATTCTGAAAATCATGGTCAAAGTATGGTTTATCTATAAACTCATAAATCTCGCGCATTACGCTTTCAGGCTGCTTGCATAGCGATTCATACTCTACTAACAAAATCATATCAGGGTTTAGCAGCAAACCTTCTTCTAGGAAGTAGTAAGGTTTAACTACTTGGCCCTCCTTCTTAACGTCCATCATTGCATCACATCGCGTCGTAACTGTTTGACTTGCTTCATCATCAGTTAATGTCGCGTTCCACAGCGTATTCTTTGCAGATATGCGCTCAAAGCTGTCTAGTATCCAAGCTATGTCTCGCACACAACAGATAATCTTCGTTTCTGGGTACAGCACCTTGAGCAACGAGGTCTTAGCTGTCCATCCCCTGCTTGTGTCAAATACTGTGTCTGGCTCTACGGTATCGTAGTAAGCGTTAAACATTGACCGTAGAATACTTTTACGTCTATCTTCACCAATCAGGTGGTTACTCTCGCTACCCGTAATGACATTAATTGCAGAAGCAACCAATCCCTGCACAGGGGAGGAAATGTCTGCGTAAAAGTCAGGGTTCTGCTTGAGAATAGCCGACAGAAGGGTAGAACCCGACCTCGGTAGCCCAGAGATGAAGTAGAACTCTTTCACGCTTGTGGAACCCAGCTAAGTGTCGCCTCATCCCACTGATAACGCACATTACCGCCGTTCATAATCGCGTCAACAGGACGGGCTACAGGTGCGCTCCAACTCATCGTGTCTAAGTAGCCAATCCATGACGGGTAAGGCTTAGTAGCCTCATGCTCTACAACCCTGCGCTCGTTCCATACGGCTTCTGTCAGGACTTCCAACACACCGGCAATGGTCGTGTCAGCGTCGTCATCACAGGTACCGTAATACTTAGGCGCACGTAGGTAGGTGCCGTCAGAGGCTAACTCTACAGGCCATGTGGACTTGTCTTGCCACACGATCTTTAAACCTTTGACGGCTGGCATGGATGGGCCTGTACGCTGTGGCTCAATAGTACAAAGAATATTGGTTACAGCATCAACCTCAGTAACGCAAATATATTTCATAAATATCCCATTAAACAGCTACACGTCGAATGGCTCTGACAGAATAACTACTTGTTTTTGGTTGACCAGTATATTGACTGCCAGCCGAAAAATATTTAAGTAATGCTGTACCAGCACCAGAATTTCCTGTACTGCCCCAATATCCTGAATCATTGAATCGTTCTGCCCCACTTGGGCTTTGAAAATCTGTAGCAGATGTTTGTGCAGGTGTGCCAGCAGTGTAGTTACTAGCTCTTGCAGGAACTGCATTTGCATTTATGCCAGCGTTAGTGTTATTAGATGTTGTTGTTGGCTTCAAATTGTAGTAACAAACTTCAAGTTCATTCTTTGCTGGCATATACCAATCTGTGTATCCGCCAATGACTAAATCATTACAAAAATGGGCAGCTGGATAAACAGTTGAATTTCCATCTGCGACCATATCTGCTGTGTTTTGAGGCCCGTTGATAACACTGTCTGCGCCAGGGGTTGATGTTGCCGTATTTTTATATTGTTTGCTTGTATTTTGAGCAGAAGCAACTGGGCCAACAACTACATAATAATCAGCAACACCATTACCCGCAGTTGAAATTGATCCTGCGTAGTAACCACCACCAAATGCCGCACCAATTCCGCTTGGAGCAGGGTTCCCAAAAGTTCCACCCACCACATTAAGCATAATCCCACTCATGCTAAATTACCCGTGACTACAGCTAATGTGGCGGTAATGAATAGAATAGTAGCTACACCACGCGTAGTCACACTAAAAGAGGAAATATCAGCATCTGTACCACCCTTGTAAACTGTTGTTACAGCAGAACAAGTACAAGAGATAGACGCTGATGTGTTATTAAAGATACTGATTGCATCACCCGCTGCAAACACAGACGCAGGGACAACAACTGTGCCAGAAGTACCAAGCTCAATGAACTTACCAACATCACCAGCAACAAGAGTGTAGCTTGCTGTCTTAATACCTGATAACGGAATATTTTGGTATCCAACTTTATTTGTTCCATCTGCTGTGCAAGATGTTAGATTTCCAGAGCTAGGCGTACCTAAAACCGGAGTAGTCAATGTTGGAGACGTAAGGGTCTTAGACGTAAGCGTCTGAGAAAGATCAGTTAATACTGCTCTATCAGCAGGATACGTAGCAAATACGTCTTTACTGCCTGCGCTAAAGTTAACAGCAGAGCCAGCATTAGATGACCTTAGTACCGTAGTACGGGCCAATGTGCCAGCAGCTACAGTACCTAAACCTACTTCCCACTCAGAACCATTAACAATAGTGTAATAGCAAGTATTAGTATTGCCAATAGCGGTACTAAATGTTTGAAACCCAGGTACAGCGCCAGCCAAAGTCAGCGTACCAGTACCTGTAGTGGTCGATGTTTCACGAACCCTATCAGCAATAACCAGAGCCATAATTTACCCCAAAGTAACTGACAGATTACCAATCGCAATTGTAAAAATATCGCCAGCAGTAATCGATTTAGACGCATCTAATGGCGTATGGTAAAGCAAATTACCGCTAGTAGACGCATCAAGAATACCAATCCATCCTACAGTTCCCCATGTGCCAGTAGCAGTAGGAAACGTCACAGCACCGCTATTCGTAGACACACCATTGCTAGGCGCACCCATCGTCACAGCAACACGCGCATAGGAGCCACCAGAGACTTCTGTGCCTGAATTAGCGTCAGTAGGATCACTGGTATATAAACCGACATAAACAGCCGCAGGAGCCGTGTAAGAAGTTGCACGTAGAGTCACATTGATTAATGCGTTCTCTAGGTAGTTAGACATTTCAGCCATAATATTTCCTTAATTAAAAGACATGGACATTGGTTGTCCACTGTATTCGCCAGAATCATCTGCGACGTTAATAGCTGCAATAGCTCTTTCGTACAAAGCACCCCAAGTTTGCAACCTTGCATCATTCATCAAATACGGTTCAGCCTCACCTAGTGCAGCGTAAAGCAATGCGTCAGGGCAGTAAGCCAAGAATGTATTGCTTGCGTTAGTTGAGCTTAGAAAGGCAGGTTGTGAGTAGTACAGCATTTGCAGGACATAAGCACCGTCAGGCACTGGCCCTAGTTGCAACTCAGCAGCTAACACAGTGTAGCGTTTAGGCTGGCCTGATTCTGTTGAGAGAGTTTTTTTATAAAACAGGTTAGGCGTATCGTAGACAAGAACACCATTAGGGTTGCCAACAATGTGAATGTCGCGCATCTCTAGGTAATCACTAGGCAAACCAACAGTAGAATCCCCGCCTGTAGTAGTAGCCTGGGCAACCACCAGCATCTGACGAATACGCAATTCTCTACGCAAACGCTGCTCTGCAAGTGCTACAAACGTGGGAATAATGCTATCTAAATCACTACGAGCTAGATAGCTGGAGATCGTGCTAGTTAATTCAGAGTAGCTAGTCAGTGCCATTATCGCCCCTCAAGGCTTTATCATCTACATCGTCCCAACTGTATTCATGCGTGCCAACGTGCTTAATGTGCATTGAAAGCTCATGGTCAACATAGGTATCAATACCTGCATCGCCAGCCTTTACACAGAAGAACACATCTTCACCCACTACACCTGTTGGCCCCCAACCTGCATCAAACCACGGAGCAGATAGTGTTTCAAATACTTTCTTACGGATCAGTACCGCACCAAATCCAACAGCAGTAACAACCTCAATGCCTTCTTTGCCACGTGAATCAACATTAGACCAATGATGCCTGATACCCTTCTCATCCTCACTCTTAACCAATAACTTAGCGGTAGGGAATGATGGTCTACGTCTTGTCACTGCGTTAACACCAACTATGTCTACCTCACGG